GAAGTTCTCTGGAATGCAAGCTGAAAAAATGGGAAAGTAATACTCTCGGAGGAGGATTTAGCTCTCTATGAGTTGGCTTATCATTTAAAGTATCCATTTGTGGATCGATTACAAGATGAATTATCTTATGATAGTTTTACAAAATGGTTATCTTATTTTGAAAATCGACCAGTAAATTGGAGAGATGATGACAGATTCTTTAAGCTTCTAGCTGCCTGGGGGCAGAAAGGTAAACCTTATGATATCTTTCCTAGTCTTGTTCCTATTTATCAACCGGTGAACAGACCCAAGGAAGCTGATAATACTTTAGATATTAATAAGTTCAGACAATCTTTTATGTATAGTAAAATGTTATCTGCTAAAGATGGTAAAAGGTTAGAGCTATGAAATTGAAAGTATCTGGAATTTCTGATGTTTTAAAAGAAATTGAATTCAAAAAGAATTATGCTTTTAAGACACAACAGAAACGAATCATTAATCAGATAACTCAAGATCTTAAAAGAGAAACGCCTGTTGATACGGGTAAGGCTAGAGACGGTTGGTATTCTACATCTGATTCAATTGAGAACGATGTTGAATATATTGATGAGTTGAATACTGGCACCTCTCAGCAGGCACCAACTCATTTTATCGAGAGAACAGTTCTTCTAAGACCAGGTGTTACACCAAATGGCATCATTGTCACGAAGAAATAACACGACCCCATTAAGACATATATTCTTTTGTCTTGGTGGGGTCTTTTTTCGCACAAGGGGTTCTAATGGCCGGAATTAGAATTGACGCAGAAGCAAGAACCCATAAAGCAACAAGAGACGTCGATAAGTTAACTAATTCTGTACAAAATGTAGAGAAGCAAACGGTAAAATCAACAAAAGCATTAAAAGCTTTTTCAGCCGTGTTAGGCGGTATTGTTGTCGGTGGCGCTGCGCAAAGATATATTAACAGTCTTAATAGAGAATTTATCGGACTTGAAAATCAAATTGCTTTGGTTACAGGTCGTGGTAGAGATTTATTAAAAGTTCAGAAAGAATTGCTAGAAATATCTGAACAAACTAGAGCAAGTTATGGTGCAACAGTAAAGACCTTTACGTCATTTGGTCGAGCACTAGCAAAAGCAAACGTATCAAACGATAAAATCGCAAGAGTTACTAAAATTGTACAACAATCTATTGCAATCTCAGGTGCAAATGCAGCAACAGCTTCTGCTTCTATTATCCAGCTAGGTCAAGGTCTAGCTGCTGGAGCTCTTAGAGGTGAAGAATTAAATTCTGTTATGGAAGGTATCCCTAGATTAGCACAAGCCATTGCTGATGAAATGGATGTCAATTTAGGTAAAATGAGATTGCTTGCTGCGGAAGGAAAGATTACTTCCCAAGTTGTTTTTAATGCATTATTACGTCAAGCAGGTGCTTTGAATAAAGAATTTGCTGCTATGACACCAACATTGGAACAAGCCAATGTGATTCTTAGAACAAATCTTAGATTGTTATCTAATGAATTTGTACTAGGTACAGGTATCGCAGAGAAGATGGGTAATGCTATCTTTAATATGGCTGGCTATTTGAAAGAAGCTAGTAAAAGAGCAAAGGAGGTTGGCTCTGATATTGCTGTCTTTTACTTAAGTATAGCAGCTAATATAAAATCTATTTTAGGACCTTTAACTAGCATTGCTAAGAGTATTGTAAAACAATTTATCGCTATCTTTCCACAATTTTCTTTTACTAGAACATTAGAATCTGATTTTATTAGATTAGCCGTTTCTTTTGATAAGATGACTGGTGGATGGATTGAATCCTGGAAACGATTTAAATTCTATACATTATTTCAATGGCGGAGTGATGTTGAAAAAGCTTTCTTTGATTTGAGACGAGCAAGCCCCAGATATTGGATTGGAGCAGGCTGGAATGTTGCTACATTAAAGCGTATCTTTAGTACTGATCTTCTGTTTGCATATGGAAGAGGTTTTAAACGACTTTCAGAAGCTATAGAGAATAATCTGTTCAGAGCAAGGTCTGTTACAGAGAATTTCTTTGTTGATATTGATTATTTATATCGACAAGCTTTACGTTATGGTGGATTTAAATTAGATACAATTTTCACCTTTAGACGTGGATTAGTTCAGCCTCTTTTCACTACATTATCCGAAATTTCGCGTGGCTTTTCTACTGCACAGATACATATTTGGGAAACAGGGAAGATTCTTAGATATCACTTCTTTCCTGCTTTGTCTGTATTTAAGGACGCTGCATTAGATTCAGCTTTTGGATTATTTAGTGCTACTTTTGCTGCGTTAAAAAGATGGACTAGGGACGGTTTAAAATTCATTAAGATAATCGGATCTGCTCTTTATGAATTTTTGGATTACAAAAGTTATAGTAGATATCTTAAGACATTCTCTGAATCGTTTGTAGAATCGTTTAGAGTAATGTTTCCAGAGATTTCAGAAGTTCTTGATGTATTAAACAATAGACTCGCGAATTGGTTTATTACTTTTGCTGAAAGCAATCCAGAGACAGCTAAAAATATTGCTAAGTTTTTCGCGAATATTAGAAAAGTTTTAAAAGGTACTGGTGATACAGTTGTAAGTTCTTTGGATAATATTAAGGATGCTTTTAACAATATACTCGATTCTATTTTTAAAGGAACCACTGGTTTTATCAACAAAATTAATAATGTAACTAAAAGAGTTTTAGATAATATTTATTACAATCTTGTTAAATTTAAAGACTACGTAATCGAAATTTTTAGAAATATCTATGACAAAGTTATCGGTCATTCTTATTGGACTGATATGATTCATCAAATTAGAAAAGATGCAAAGGGACTATGGCCAAGCATTAAGGGATATTTTAATAATTTTGAATCTAATGTTATTAATATGTTCCAAAGGCTTACAAACAAAGTAGACAAACTTAAAATACGTCCATTCTCCTTTGGAGAGGACTTAGAAGTTCCTACAGTTTCGGAAGGTAGTTTTGGGGAATCTTTATTAAACTTCGGAATAGCTCTTAAGAAAAAGATAGTAATCTTGTTCAGAACTCTTCCAGATATAATGAGAGTTGCCCTTCTCGGCGTTAGTACAGTGATTGTTAGTTCATTATTCCCAGTAGGTAGAATCAAGACAGCTATACTGGCTGCTTTAATTGCTTCTATTGCAACGACTGGTACTTTATTAGCTGAGAAATTTGGTGCTGCATTAACAGGTGGTAGTCTAGTTTATAGCCTAGGTTATAGGTTAGGTTTAGCGGCTGGTTATTTCTTTGATCAATTCTTTAAGAAAATACCAGAAATTGCTAATGCTATGTTTGGTATTGCTTCTTCATTTACTAGAGGATTTTTAGAAGAAATTCCTGTTCTTAAAAGAATTGTAAGTGGTATCTTTTCAGGTCTAGATTTTGTTGGTCTTTCTGGTACTGCTGGATTGCTCATGACTTTCTTATTCGGTAGAGCAGTCGTACCGAGCATTGCCCGAATGATAATGGGTAAAGATAACTTTGACGATATGAAGAGAAGTATGGACAAAATGGTCCAGAAATATAAGAAAGGTGGTTTCAATAAAGGTATAATTGGATCATTCTTATTTGGAACATTAGGGCCATTACGTCTTGTTGGTGCCTTAGGTTTAATCCTAGAATTCTTTGGGGCTTTTGATTCTATTTTTCAAAAATCTTACTTAGTTCATATAGCCGCTACTGGCGGTTTTCTTGGGTTATTCTTCTTTGGTAAGAAGGGTGTTGATGTCGTAATCGATAACGTGAAGAAAGCTGTTGCTACAGTATCTGGTTATTTAGGAAGCATGATACCCCTTACATCTGGTTTTCAATATTCTTTATTTGGTAATCCAACTACAGCTACTGCTCGTGCTCTCGTATGGTTGCAAGATGTGGTGAGAGGAGCAGTGTCAGGATTCTCCCATTTATTTTCTACTAAGATCTTACCCTTCGTATACACCTTTATTCAACGTGCTTTATTCGGTTCTGATACTAAGGAAACTATTCGTGGAATTAAGCAAAATTTTTCAGAAGTTTATGCTTTTGCAAAGAAGTGGGTCTTCAAACTCTTCACACTCTTGAAATCACAGTCTAT